GCTGTTCCACCAGAAATTGAAGCTAATTGAAATTGTGACGCACTACTACCTAAAACAAAATAATCAGTATCATTAACTAGACCACCTATGTCTGAACCACCACCGTTCGAGTAACGAACTTTAGTGTTTGCTGCAAAAGTATTAGCAATTACTATATTGTCATTAGCAACATCAACAACAGATGTATCATCGGCATTAACAGTTACAGGATTTGTTTGAGGTAATAAACCAGTTACCGTTTGGTCTAAATTACCAAAATTAATTCTTTTTAACTCATGCGAAGAACCAATGTCTAATCTAACTACATGAGTTGAACCTATGTCTTTATCAAAAGTATGTGTTGTGCCAATAACCTGCGTAAAACTGTGATTAGTGCCTGCTCCTTGCGCTGTGAAAGCAATAGCTGCGCCACCTGATGTTGCGCTTAATTGAAATTCAGTACCCGATGCATTGACAATAAAATAGTTTGTAAGATTGGTCAGACCAGTAATGTCTGTACCGTTTCCGTTAAAATATTGCACCTCCTCACCATCAACAAAAGTGTTTGCTGTTACAATCTTGTCAGTTGCCAAAACTGCCACAGCCGCGTCACTGGCATCTACTGTTACTGCTTTAGGGGCTGTTAAGTTTATAGCTGCGCCGCCAGATGTTGCAGCAACTTTAAATGAATTTGTAGCAGCAGATACAACAAAATAGTCAGTGCCATTTACTAAACCATTAATGTCAGTGCCGCCGCCATTTGCATATTTTATTTCATCGCCATCAACTAAACCATGCGCTGTAGCTGTGATAGTTTCTGTTGCAAAATCAATGGCTTGAATGTTATCTATAGTTGTTATTGCATTTCCCATATTAGCACCATGAACAGTGCATTGGTATGTCAAATTGGCAGGGGCATTTAACGGAACTGCAAAAGTAATGGTAGCGCCTGCGGTTCCCTCCGTTCCGTTTACTGTCACTCCTGATGTAAAGGGTGTTGCACCGTCAAAAATTCCTATGGGGTGGGTAGCATTTGAACCATCACTTACATCTAGAGTTATCGTTTGGCCTCGAACCAGTCTAAGTGGAGGTTTTTCAGCACCATCTAATGCAAATATATTATTACCACCTACATTCACAACTGTTACGGTATAAGTTAATGGTCCAACAACTGTATTGTTTGGGTCTAAAGTTGTTGTCGGGTCATCGGTTAAATCTATTGGCGCACCACCAGATGTTGCTGATAATTGAAACTCAGAAGCACTAGCTCCTACAATAAAGTACGAAGCATCATTAGTTAGGCCGCTTATATCAGTACCACCACCATTGTTGTAAGTTACAGCGTCACCATTTGTAAAAGTGTTTGCTATAACAATTTTATCATTAGCTATATCTTTGACTGCACCATCATCTGCATCAAATATTACTTCATAATTTGGCGTTAAATTTATTGGTGCGCCACCAGAGGTAGCTGCTAATTTAAAATTATTAGCTGTAGCAGATACAATAAAGTAATTTGTTGCCGTTGTTAATCCACCAATAGCTACCTGACCAGTTGGTACTGCATAAGTAATTTCATCACCGTCAGCAAATTTATGTGCATTTATTGTAATTGTATCGTTGACCGCATCAACAATTGTGGCATCATTTGCATTTATTGTTGGCTTATATAACTGATACTCTGCAACGCCGCCCGATATTGACCAATTTGTTCCTTTTGTCCAATCACTGTCAGTAGCAAAATCACCGTTTGTTATTAACTCTGGCCCAATAAAAGTGCTTAAATCCCATTCCCACAATCTGCCATCGTCGTAATGAAAACCTATTAAATTTTGCCCATAATTATCTAATTGCCAAGTTGTAGCTTCTTGCGGAATGCTTGCGCTACTAGAAGGTCTTGGTTGCCCATAGTAACCAGTGCCGTAAAAACTATTACCAAAACCAGTTCCAACTGCTGCATCCTCTCGGCCTTCTGCTAAATCATCTGGCGTTAAGTTGTATTTAAAACCACCGCCAGTCATTCCGCATAATTGATCGTGAGAGCCACCTGCAATCCAAGCAGTCCCATCGTTAGCTTGCCAAGTATGCAATCCTCTACAAACATTATTTAAAAATGTGCTTTTTCTTAACTGCCAACCACCAACAGGACGTAAGCTACCATCTACCCACCGAACAAGGTTGCCATCTCGCCATCGGTATGAACCTTCGTATTCTGTTCCGTTTCTGTAAAAACCTGCAGGAAGTTTTAAAGGTACTAAAGGCATTACGTTGTTGCTCCAAAAATTGTTCCGTTATTTATGAGAGTGTATGTGTTGCCAGTATCCTCAACAGCTTTACCACCTGCACCACCAGAGCCATTAACTGAGCGTCCATTTGCGCCATTACCACCACGAGCGCCCCAACCTCCACCACCTGCACCAACGGATGTATCACCACTTCTTCGCCCATTAGACCCAGCTTGACCGCCTGCACCACCCGTTGCTAAGGGGCTTGCTTGTGCAATAAAATAAACTGTTGGGTTGCAATCATTTCCAGGCAAAATACGTCCACCGCCGCTACCGTGAGCGCCTTGTGTTTCACTGCCACTACTGTTTTCGCTGACATAACCACCAACTCCACCTGCTTGCGCTGTTTGTGATGTGACCGCAATTCCCTGCGTAGCTGCAGCATTTAAAACAGCACCTGCAGCAGGTGGGTTTTTATAAGAATGGTTGCCACTATTTTTTACGCCTGTTCCACCATATCCACCGCCTGCTCCACCGCCGCCGCCGCCTCTACGGTTTGCTGTACTGTTTTGTGTACCACCACCACCGCCGCCACCTGCTATAAAAGCACCACTAGCATTCTCAATAGTAACACCACTTACACCAGAGTTAATGCGAATTGCAGGTCCACCTGCTTGACCATTATAACCAATAGTTCCTGCGCCATTACCACCACGCCCAATAATTTTACCGTTATTTATAATTGTGCATGGAATATCTATTGTCATTCCTGCTACTGAAGTGTTATCTGACCAAATCCACCAACTTGCAGGAATACTTAAACTTCCACCGCTGCTTATATAATCACTAACGGTAATTTGTTTCAGCGAGTTTTGACCGTTTATAATAACAGGGGTTGCAATAGTTTCTATACCTATTAAACTTGCAGTTCCATAAAAATCGCTAAATGATAAAGGATTATTATTGCCAGGAATACCATCAGCCGCAGCATAATATTCGCTTAGGCTCGTAGGCGCAGCACCACCAAATTCAGTTTCGATTTGGCTTAGTGATATTGCTCCGCTAGATGGTAGTACCATTAGGTTATAGTCCCAAAAGCTGTTACATCACCAGTAAATATAGCATTTCCTGAAGCGTCTAGTTTCATTTTATTTGTGCCGCCTGTCGCAAAATACAGTGAGCCACCTGTTTCCGTTATCGTCCAATCCCCTAAGTCAACAGTTGTAACGTTCATCGTAGTTGCTGTTAATTCACCTGCCGAACCGTAAATAACAGCTTTTCCATTAACAACTGTGTTTGCTACAGAGCCATCTAACAAATCTAGCTCAGAACTTTCTAACGTTGGCGCTATTCCATCCAAAACATTCAATTCAGCAGCAGAAACAGTAACTGCTGCGCCACTTATTTTAAATGCACCTTGTTCTAAATTAGGTGCTGTTGTTCCCGTTCCAGTACCGTTAACACCCTGCACAATAACATCTAGTGCATCATTAATAGTTTGGCCCCATGTATCTTGAGAACCGCCAACTGTGGGTTTTGTAATTGTAATAGCCATAAAAAAACCTCTTTGTTTGCCTTACTGTATCAAATATTTATTGTTTCGTCCATGCGTTAGATAAATCGACATTTTGCTGTTCTGCCCAATTAGAAGTTATTGTATCAGTTTGCTCTGTCCAAAAATCTCCAGGAGAAGTTGCCCCTCCATAATCGGGCACTTGCGGGGTAAAAACAGTGTAATCTAGTGGTGGAATGGTTTCTATAATAAAAGGAAACCTTATATCTCCTAATATTGTATTTACAGTCAAATTATCCTGGCTCAGATTATGGTCTTGAGTAATAACCGGATTGCCAGTAATTGTATCTATTGGCAAGTTACTTGATGTTAAGTTTTGCGTTTGATTAAGTAATGTCAGCGTTGAAAGAAAACTGTTTGAAACAATATCAGGGCTTGCCAGATTATTTGTTTGCACCATAGGCGGCGTTAAAATATTTATCTGTACTGTTAAATTATCATTGGCAAAGCTTTGCACATCTGGGGTTAATACTGGTTTACCCGTTGATGTGTTAATTGTAATATTTGCAGATGTTAAATCACCACTTGTAAAAGTCGTTAAAGTAGCACCTACACCTGATAATGTAGAGCCTGCTATTGGGCTAAAACTTAACATTATTCAACCTCTACAAATGTGTTTATCGTAAACCGTCTTTTTTCCTGACTATCATTTTTAAAACTGTGTAACTCTTGCTTAAAAGCAACACCAGTATTTACTTGCCAGGGTGCTATTTTTTCCTCTGGCTCATGGAATATAGTGCCTTCTGACTTATCTGGATAAATAAATATAGCTCCGTTTACCTGCGAAAATGGGTGTCTATGTTGCTTAAACATAGCACCTTTGTCCGTCATTTGAAACTCTGCTCTAAATTTTTGTATTTTTATTTTTTTATCAAGCAATGATTGACCAGTCATTCTCCATAAAGGTTTTGTTTCTTTGTGCAATTCCCATAATGACAAGAATATTTCTTTTTGCAGTTTATTATTTATTGAAGGGTGACTTTTTTCTTGTGTGTTTTCTGTTTCATTTGTTCTTAATTTAAAACCAAAATCAACTTTTTTTTGGTCAACACTTATATGCCAGTTTGCTTTAAGAAACGGTTTCATTTCAATATTATCTATTTGTTTTGCGTAGCTATAAAAGTTACTGAACAAATCGTCTGACAGTATATCGTCTATTTTTAGCATTGATATTCTTTCAAACTAAACTTTGCACCGTTCATTTTATAATCTTCTGCGTAGTTGCTATACACTAAAACCTCACTATCAGCTATTAAGAAATCACAATCGTTGCAGTAACTAGGATATTTTTCTTGCTTATGCGCCTGTCTTAATTTGTTGTAATTTGCTCCTTTATAAATATTTTCGAAACTATCTTGGTAAATATTGCCTAGAGTAGCCTCTTTATCGCGCCCTAAGACCTGACAGCAAGGGTGAACCGCTCCATTCGCTCTAATCACTGCGTCAGGACTAAATGGCCTCCCACACGTTCTTTTTTCGCCTTTTCTGTCACTGTGATAAACACCTGACCAATTATGCATTTTCCATATTTCTACTAAACCTCCGTCACTGAGTTCTAAATACTTTTGCTTTTCATATTCGATATTGTTGTTGTCTAAAATCAAATGGTAACTAGCAACCTTACACTTTTTAGCATAATCACGCATCATTTGCATATTTTCTAATACCCAATAGAAAGAACGGCTATTCATCCACTTGGCGTAAAGTTGTGGTGTATAACCTATAATAGAAAACCTATAGAAATCTAAACCTGCATCAACGCAATCTTTCATAAATTGATTACGCATTTTTAAACCGTTAGAAAACAAATAGGCTTTCGCCCCCACTTCTTTAACAGCCTCTATATATTTTGGTAATTGTTTTGTAAGTGTAGCTTCTCCTGAACCATCTAAATTAACAACATTGGGTCTTAACTCTAAGAGCAAACCTTTAAATGTGCTTAAAGGCATTTCTGTTAAAAAATCTGCATCTCTACCATCTGTTTGTGGGCACATATTGCAACTATAATTGCAAGCACCGTTAACTTCTATGACTGCTCTGTCTATTTGCATTTCGCAAATCCTCTACTTTTTGCAGAAAGCTGACACTGCATTGAACATTACAAGCATTGCAGGGTTCTAAACTTCTTTTGCCTTGCATAAGGTTAGCTCGATATTCCATTAACCTGTTATTTTGTGTCGTATATTTTTTAATAGGTTGTGTATAAATATTTTCTAAAACTTCTATGTTATGCCAAACATCACAACAAAGATTATAATTGCCTTGGTAATCAATATATACAACTTCAAAAGGTTTATGACAAAGACCGCCGTACCTATGATTTATAAAATCTTTATGCCCATTTACAACATCTGGCATATATCCTGACCTTGTTTTCCATTCTCTAGATGTTGGGTCAGTTTTATCTTTTACAGTAAATTTTTTATATTTTTTTTGTGATTTTTCAAAACCAAGTTTGTTTTCCGCATATACATTATAAACAACGTAATCAAATTGCTCTATTATATCTAAATATTTATCTGTCCGATTGCCGTTTGTATTAATTTCAATAGTAATAGGTATTTCTTTCCTAAGATTAAGCATAATTTGTGCTATTTCTCTAAAATATTTACCAAGCGTTGGCTCACCACGCCCTGCAAACTGTATAGCAACAGGCACTTTTAAATCTTTTATTTGTCTAGCTATTTCTTGTGCCGTTTCTACCGACATATGTTTATTACTGTTTGGATAACCATGACCTCTAGGACAAAACGGACAGGTAAAATTACAAAGTTCTGTTATATTTAACTCTATATATTGTAAAAACCTATTCATAACGTTCTAAAAATTGATTGATGGTAATTCTTAGCGTACCTTTAGGACAATGATAATCGTGCCAAGTTAAACCGTCTATACCTGCAAAAATAAATGCTCTATTTGGCTTCCATTCTATTTCTGTAACAAAGTTTTTGTTCTTATCGTATAATCGTGTGCCTAAATTTTCTTCTGGTGCAACATAGACAACACTTGATAATACTTTTCTAGGTGCTTCATCGTGTATCGGATAAGAAAAAGGACCACGCAAATAATTTAGTTCCCAGTAAGGTTTTATATTTTTATATGGTCTATGATTAGAAAACTTTTCTAAATAACTTGTATCTAATAATTTTGTATTGATGCAATCTTTAAGTATATCATTGTCAGGGTTTTGATATTCTTGCTTACGAGTTTCTACAGTTACATTTTTAGCGAGAAACCTTCTAGCTTCTAACTGTATCGTTTCAAAAACATCATCAGGGTAAAAGTTGTCAATTACTGCATACGGCCAAGGATTATCATATATTACCATTGGTGAACCTCATAATCTGTCAAACCTTTTTTTTCATATTTATATAACTTTTCTAATGTTTTTTCCGCATAATTGTCTTTGTGATAATCCAAGCATACCCTGTTATAAAACCAATTTAACCATTTAAGTTTTTGTTTTTTATCAACTGCCTTAACTTCAAGAATACTATCATCTGTTTCTACTAAAGGTATGATGTCGGTTGTCATACTCGGCCCTCTTAACGTGCAAGTAGGCTTGTCTTGCAATAACGCTTTGAATGTTAGCCCACTATCTACGCTCACAAATCTATCACAATTTTTTACAAGTTCCTCACTATGATAGCCGTCTGCTAACTGTGTATATTCCGATAACAAATCTTGTTTTTTACAATATGCCCAAAGCCCCTTGTAATCAGTGCCACCACCTGCACATGGATGCGTCTTAAATATTGTATATGTTTTAGATTTGGTTGCCCAAGCAATATATTTAACTGTTTCTTTAAAATCTTTTCTTGCTGTCATTTGTAATGCAAATAATGTGTATGGCCTTTGTTTTACAAATGTTTTTGTATGCTGTCCGTATCTATCGTTTCCACATTCGTTTATAAAATAGTTATAAATATCTTCATTAGCAGGTGCATCTTTGTACTGACCCCAAACTGGAAACTGGTCTATATAAAGACCTTTACTAAATCGCATTAAATGAAAATTAGCATAGCCGCCAGTATATCTATATTTTCTTATTTTTTCTTCCCAATCTATTTGCTCTTTGGGAATGTGACCCTGTATCGTGTCACCAAACATTTTGACATATTTTACATTGATTAACTTTTCTGGAACATCCTTGCGATACAAGTAGTAAATTTTGTGATAATCGCGTGGTTCATAACTAGCCTTGTGGTCGAAAGTTAAAACCAAAACTAAATCTTCTCCCCGATGTCCAGACACTATGCCAAAACAAATCTTTTGTTATATCAAAAGACCTAGCTGTCCAACCCTCATCGTCCCAATCTTCTACTATTTTACCTGTTTTATTATCTTTATATGCAAAAAGTGATTTATCCATAGAAAAGCTATAATATAATCTTTTACCTGGATGATTACTGTTTGTGTGCCAAAACATCATAGACATAGGTGAATAGTAAGCAACATTTGTTGTTTCATCTGCACCTAATTTATTTTTTACTCTAATAATATGTTCTTCTGTGCCGTCACCAATAAGATGCACAGTGTTGCCAACGTTTTCAACATCGCCTTTTGGTATCGAGTAACCTCTAAATTCTTCTAATGTGACAGGGCGTTTTTCAATTAAGTTGTACCACTTTTTCATGGTTAACTCTATATACTGCCCCAAATCATTCGTAATATTTTTATCGACTTCTAGCCGTTCAAAATTAGGCATTTAGATACTTCAACATATCTTGGATTTCATCATCATCAAGGATATTGTCAGATAAAACATCGTCAACCATTTCATTTCCAAGTAAACGTCTAGCATAATGTTCTATTACCTCAAATTCGTCACCTCTACGTCCTGCAGGTATAAGTGCTAATCTTTTTAACTCAGAAGCTAAATATTCTTTGCCTTGTGTAGTGTGGAATTGAATGTGATTTGGGTCTTTATAAACGGTATTGCTATCAGGATTATAAAACAACTCGTCCCAATATTCTTGGTCTATTCCATCTAAACAATTATCAGGTAAATCTACAACAAATAATTTTTTATCGTGAACATCTTCGGCTTGCTTTAATGCTATTGGATTAAGTGCGCCAAAGCACTCACCTTGACAGATACTGTTATCTGCACTGTTAAAAATAAATTTCATTATTCGTATGTCCTATAAACTTTTCGAAACCTATAATATGTTGCAGGTACGTCAGGAGTACCGCCTGAGTATGTACTAATTTGTGCATACATTGTAGGCCAAGTATTATCATCTAATGCAGCAAAACCCCAATAAGCAGCATTCGTAGCACCCTGTCCTGAGTTTACATAACTGCCATATAAAAGGTCGCTAAAGGTTATACCTCCAGATGGCATATTTGTAAAATTTGTTGCGTCTAAATAATATGTTCCTTCTTCCCCATCTAGCAAATCACTATCTAACCCAGAACCCGTACCATCGACAGAATTGACTGCTGTTAAAACGTCTGCGGCTGTTAATGTTGTTGCTATAGAGGCGTCTGCTGAACCGTCAAAGCTGACTGTACCTGTTACTGGTCCTGTCAAAGCAATATTTCTAGCAGTTGCTAAAGCTGTTGCTGAACTTGCGTTGCCTGTTACCGAGCCAGTTATGTTACCACTTACGTTACCATCAATGTTTGCAACAAGCGTTGCGGTAGAATAACTAGAATGACTTGTATCAATAGACCCTTGTGGAACTGGGTCATATTCGTCTGTTAGCTTCCATTTTGTGTCTGTAACATCAAAAAACAAACCAATGTGTGTGTAACCTATGCCTGTTGTTCCGGTATTTCTATTTGACCAAAAGCCAGTATCAATATTTGTTGGTCCTGCTGTACCTGTCCACAAATCGTTTAACGTGTGACCAGTTGTTGCGCCAAACTCTACATAAATATTATCCGCACTATGAATTAACTGTTTATCACCTGTTATCACTGTGCCAGATGTTTGTGTGGTTGCAAAGTTATCTGTAGATACTGCAAAGGTATCAGCCGCACCACCTACACTGTCAATTTTAACATAATAAGTTGTTGACGTTGTACCCGTAAAGTGTCCAGAGAAAAAGGCATCATCAAGTCCAGAACCGCTAAATGTAGTTCCTGCCTCACCGATGCTGTCACCTTCGTTGGCTCTGTAGAATGGCGCACCTGCAACCACATTATTTGAAGATGTTGACGTAGTTGTGCCAACAACATTTAAATCACCATCTACTGTTAAATCGTTACCGATATGTGCAGATGTTTGAACTCTAAAACTTCTTACTGAATGGTTTTGCTGATTGACCAGTAAAATGCCATTTGAAGCGTCCGAATTAACTACCCACCCTAAAGACATCGGAAAGTTTGGATATACTGGCGAAGCGTTTTGAACCGCTCCAGGTGTTAAACCTACAAAAAAGTTTGTTCCTGCTGATAAAGCACTTGTATCAAGTCCTGTTAACTGACCTGCTATAATACAATAACCATAAGATGAGTTTGGTATATCTGACGCTGCTAAACCTTGAGCATTGTACGCATTTACATCAGTTGCATCTGCTAGGCCAACAGTCGGAACATCTATAGCGCCTGATATATAGTTTCCTGAAAAATATAACGGTGTACCTTTGGTTATAGTAGAACCAGTATTATTATAAACTCGTTGATGTTCTTCTATACCTATTTCGTGAACAACATTTGCATCATCAGAATAGTAATTTAGGGTTTTGTGGATGCTATCATACCATAAACGCCCCTCGTTATGCGCTGCATGAGCAGACTGTATATCTAAATCTATATGGCTTCCTACGGTTAAACTACCGCTACCAATATCCACATTAGCATCATTATCTTTGTATAAAAATTTAGCTGCAGGCACAGTAACAAATATATCTTTATCACCTGCCCCCCAATTTACTGCTGCATCACTGTTACTGCTTTCTAGAACGGCTGTCCTAGCTAGTGTATTCCCTGCACCAGTATATGTTCCTAAACCAACTTCATAATTAGAAGCATTATCTGTTACGGCATAATAAGTTGTATTACCATCACCTATTACTTCGAAACCTTGGAAACCTGCCGCAGTTGCACCAATACTATATGTGCCTGTTCCCGTAGTTGTTGTTCGAGCTTTAACCCTATCAGCAATAACCAATGCCATAACTTACTCCTAAGTTGGGTCTGTAAATTCTATATCCATTGTAGTCAAAGCAAAATTATTGCCTGCATACACAATTTGCGAAGCTGTTAATGTATCTGTCGCTAATAATCGACTGTTTACGGTATCTACTATTGCGTAGTGGGTTGCTGTTCCGTTGGCATTGAATACACCGTTTGTAATTGCTGCAAGGGTGACTTTTCTACCGCCAGCCGCCCTGTCTGTTGGAGCAGATATACTAATTCCTGTTGCACTGCCCAAACTATGTGTTGATGTCGCTTCAGTGTATGTAGTTGCTTCTTGTGAAGTCAAATGAAGAGCATTTGCTTCTGTATCCAGTACGGATAAACCGTTGTCCATTACCCTATCTGCTAGTGTTGCCATTAGCCATAACTCCTTATTTGTATTTTACGGCCTTGACCGCCATAAATTGCCTGTTGACCCTCTAAATTCACTTTATCAAGTGACTGTTGATATAATGATGCCCAAATTGGTAGCCTTTCATCATCTTTTAAATATGGCGCAGAATGTAACAAAGAGCCATATAAATATAGAGAAGGGTATTGTTGCACTACAAAATTAACTAGATTTTGAGAATTTAACGGTGGTATGTCAGCATAATAAACTAATTCTAAAGTATAATCACCATCTGGTTTCGGAAAAGTTTCTATAGCGCCATCTGTTATAGCATAAAATCTTGGTGTTCCAGCACTGTCATTATTAGCTTCTCTTTGCTTTGCTAGTTCACCCTGGCTAATTAAAGTTAAAGCTTTAGGGTCGCCCCCTACAATCATAAATCTTACAGCCTCTATAAAATCAATCGGCAAAGCACTATATTGAGCATTTATTGTTGCTGTACTGCGAGCTTCCATTCTCCAATGCCGCAATCTTAAATTCATGTCTTCTTCGGCAAGTCGAATAAATGTCGGAATTATTGACGTTAAATCATCCCTGTTAAGGAAATCTGCAATACTTGTTTGTAAATCGGTATAATTAGTTATTGCCATAACCTAAATTCCTTACTCTTTCTAAATAACCACCTACATCATCAATTAATCTTTGGTCAACAGGTTGATAAATATCACCCATTAAAAATGACCTCTGGTCGCTACCTGTTGCTTTTCCTGCTGCCCGCCTTGCATCAAAGAAATTTCTAAATAACATTTGCGCTGGAATATCCGCTTCTGTACCGCCCTTATATATTCCCTCTATTTGTGAAGCATAACTGCCATGACGCCTAACAGGTCTGTTATCATACTTAACATCATCAAAGTTTAACAAACCACCACCCGTAGCTTGACCGACTGCCCGGCCTGATGAAAAAGGTGCTACTGTTTGTAATCCAGGGTCGGTTATAGCAGCGCGAGCAACTCCTACAAATGGAAAACCTTGGTCTGTCCATTTATTTTTATCCATTTGCTGCCAAATCAAACGCCTGTTAGTGCCTTTCATATTATTAATTAAATAATCTTTAGCGTCCGGGCTCAAAATCCCTGGCCAATTTTTATCCCCAGGACTTTCTTTAAATTTGCCACCAGTGTTTCTGACAAATTTATCAAACTCTGCTGCTGCTTTTTTAGTAATAGAAGACTGCTCAATAAGCTCCATCATAACATCTGACATCATGTGGCTAAAATCAGCACTTTGTCCTGCCATTGAAACATATACTAAATAAGGGTCACCGCCCTCTTCTATAATTTTATCTATCCTAGTTGCTTTTTTTGCCATTGCGTCAACTTCAGACGCCCACAACCCAGTATCCTCATACCGCATAAAATCGTGACCGCCCTGCATATCAACGGGTCGACTTAATTTTACATCACCCACTTCTGTTAATAATTTACCGCCGTAAGTTCTGTCACCAAAAGCTGGAACTAAAACTGCGTTGCTTGGCAAGTCGTCAAAAGAAAAATCTTGTTTAGGAAGCATAGGCGCGTTGTCTTGTGTAACTACCCTTAAATCTTGCGGTCTAATAGGCATTTTGACACTGCTTAAACCGCCTGGGTCAATAATTTCTTGATTAATTTTATCTAACGACTGGTCAATTATACTGTTTAAGCTACCACCCCTTAATGCATTTGCTGCTACAGCGCCCTCTGGCACAACACCTAAAGAGCTACCGCCCATAGCCATACCTGCTGTGTTAAAAGCTTCTGCCAGCATGTCTTCTTCTGGAATTAAACCTTCGTAAGCAGCCCTGGGTGCATCTATTGCTCTTGCAACAGGCTCGACTAAATTTGCTAAAAATGGTTTAATGCCTTCATATTCTAATGTATCAGTACCGTACTCAGGTTCTTTAGAAAACAGGCCACCTAATACAGAACGCCTTCCTTCTTCTCTTAGGCTTTCTTCGTAATCATCAACGAAATCAAACAATTCGCTAAATAGGCTTGTTTGCTCTCTTACCCGTCTAAGTTGTTCTGAAACCGCCATTATCTTTTTACCGACCTCTTGCCGCTACAACCCCAAGCTTTTCTACGAACTCTTACTTTTGGTGTTCGTTTTTGACTAACAGTTCTAGCGCAATAAGAATTGCCTCGTTTAGTGCCAGGGTGAGAAACCCGTCTATGTGTTTTGCCTTTACTATCCTTGTAAGTAGTACCGTCAGCATATTTCTTACTTGCTGGTACTTTCTTTCGTTTTGGCATTTTTAAAAACCAGTTCCCATTTGTCGTAATGCCTCTTGGATTTCCTGTTGTTGAACACTAGGCGGGAAAGTAAAAAAAGCAGTACCGTATTTGTCGGCTAACATTTGTTTAGCCATATTTAATCGCACTTGCTCCATTGTTTTGCCTGGAGGATTAAAAGGTGTATTATCTATTAAAGCAGAAAGCTCTTCGTTAGACAGTCCTCTAGGTCTGTTATTAAACATAGGAATGGTTAATTCATCAGGGTCATTCATAATACCAGCCGTAGCATACTGCGTTACTGGCGTTTGGTTGTTAAAAGGCTCTGTACTTAATTCAGGTATATTTTGTGCTACGTTTGTAGCACTTGGTGTGGCTGTGTTTGTTTGTGTAGTAGTAGCAGCCTGATAAGTAGGTGTATTTAACATGCCCGGTTGTGAGTAAGCTCTTGGTCTATTGTAGCCATAAGGCGCAATATTAGCTGCATTTGCCATATCTGACAGTATACCGCCGCCCTGAAATGTATCACCAGCAGCATTTGCCCCACCACCATTAAACATATCTATATACCAGGGCACATACTTACCTGTTGCCCGGTCGTGATAACCATAACCGCTATCCGCCGCGTTACTAGCATCCATTCTTGCTGTTTGAGCTTTAGTCGGGCCACCATCACCAAAATCTATATCTTTTGGGTGTTCACGATTAGCACTTTTGCCCTTACCACCGCCACCAGCGACTTTTTTGTAGGCATCTTTGCGCGTTTTGTCGTCTTTTTTCTGGGCTTGCCCCAATAGCATCATAACCATTTACTTCTTTTTGCCGCCTTTTTTCTTGCCGCCCTTCTTAGGTGGTCTACCCTTTTTACTTCCGTAAGTTCCTTTACCCATAGGCATTATTTTCTCCTTCGCGCTTTCTTTTTTGCTGTAGCACTTAAATCACTAAAATGATACAGACGTTTACTGGTTTTCCCATGTGATTTACCAGAGTGCACTTGACCGTTTGGCATTTTGTGCATACCGCCTTTATGCTTTGTGCCATCTTTAAAATAATGTGCAACACCTTTGGCCATTACTTCTTGCTCTTTTTTCTTGTGGGTTTTTTAGCAGTTTTAGCTGCTTGCTTAAATGCTTTATCAGTAGGAGCACCCTTATCACCCTTTTTACGCATTTTCTTGCCGGACTTTCTTCGTGCATGAATATTATCGTATAAACCTCGTTTTGCCATAAGATACTCCTTTTTAAGGCTACCTTAACACATTAAGCTATTCCCTGCAAATTCCTTCTTATGGGTTCACCCCAATCGAAATCGTCTGTTTTACCTACAGCCAAATATCTAAAACTGTCTGCGCCATGTGAAGTCCAATCATGTAATGGCCTCCCTCGCCAAGTCTTTAATTTTTCGTCAAATTCTCTACGATATTGGCGCAATGCTTCAATGCCTCTTTCACACTTTACCTCGTCAAACCAACACCTGTTAAGCATTGACCGGGCTGCTTGAATACCGTCGTCAACAGATAATCTAGGTGCAATGGTAGTATTTCTGATACCTAATGCCTCTAATGTCTCTAAACGTGATTTGCCTGTTCCTAATTCTCTAGCTTGGACATCGTGCGGAAAAATATAATCTGTGTAGTGATAACCTTTATCAGATAGGACTTTCGCATAATGGTCTAATCCTACACCTGAACTTTCATAATAATCTATGAGATGTATTTCTTGACCAACATATTGAGCAAACCAAATTGATGTACTGTCTCCTATACCCAAGTCAAAGCTCACTACTACACCAGCAGCCTTATCATAGGGCACATTGGTTATTCTGCCCTCAGACGTTGCTGTTTTCATTTCATTACCATAGTACGCACCAATTGTTGCTGCTTCAAATGAACACTCAAACTCTTGCATAAATCGGTCTTCGCCCATCGCCTTTTCTGCTTCTTCGAGCTCTGCTTGGTCTAATAAATTAGTTTCTGAGGATTTATACATTGCAACAAACCAATTAGGGTCGGTCAAAGCATTATTGTATATTTCCCAAAATTGATTTTTGCCGTTAGGTGTTCCTATAAAAACAGCCCTACCGTTTCTATCAGACAGACAAGCCCTAATGACCGTAGGCCATGCATTAACAGGAAAGTTACTTGGTTCGTCTAAAACCACTAAATCAAAGTAGAGCCCGCGCATAGCGTTGTAGTTGTCGCTACCATACAATCTAAACCTTGAACCATTTGGGAAGTCTATGCGTAATTCTGAATGATTTACTTTAATGTCAGGTATCGAGCTAGTGTATTCTAGTGCATAATCCCAGGCTATGGCTTTTGCCTGGCTAAGATAAGGTGCGATATAGGCTACTCTGACATTTTCGAGGGGTACTGTGTAACACGCTTTGATGAGGTCGTTGATGCTTGCAACCGTTTTACCAAACCGTCTATGAGCAACCAGACAAGCAAATCGTTCGGTTCTTTTGTGAAAGTCAATTGCTTGCGGCCTTGGTACATAACCAGTTTTAACCCGGAGTGTGTCGCCTTCGTCAATTACTCGCCCCATTCAACGACAACCTTTTTAGCACCACTAACCTCATGCTCTGTAGTTTGTTTCTCTCGCCATTTGTCAGGGAAACGGTTTTTCATCTGAAAAATCATTAGCGTAGGGTTAGGTGTAATGCCTTCCGGGTTTCTTCCAAGTGCTGCCCTTGATAGTTCATTTTCCCAATAACCTTGCGCGAATGCTCGCCCCTTTTTTACGGCCTCCTGAAATTCAGGATGTTTTTCTTGCCATATGTAGAAATTTGATACGGCTATATCTAACTCGAATGCCATTTGTTCTAGGCTAAGACCCTGTTTTCCCAGGGAAATAACATCATCGCAATATTTATCAGTATATTTAGTAGGTCGTCCCGCCATAGTACCGTCCATTGTGGGTGCGTCTATATGTTGTGTATAATAGTACGGGACACAGTAAATATCAAGTTGCCCCTGACACTGTGGAAAGATTTGGAAGACTATGTCAGGGGCTCCGAGCAGTATAACGTCCTATGACGTACTTCTACTATATACTCTTTTACAATTTGTGCAAACGTGTGCTGTATAAGAATAATGATTATGAACAATAGTGCCTGGGAGTATGATAGTGTTTTTAGGGTTACCTATTGTTCTGTTAACTCTGAAATACAAATCACCCTTGTCAATGTTGTTTCGGCAATAATCGCAAGTATAACACTTTGCCGCCCTAATAGGTTTTGGAGCTTCTTTTGTAACTTCTATTTTTGATTTTAACTCTGAACCCCAAGAATTGAAAGCATTAATTGCAGCATCTTTAGCACTTGTGCCTTCGAACTGGCCTTGTAGCTTTCCGTCTATAGATTTTATATTGTAAATCATTTTCTTCCCTCTCTCTATAATTATAATGTACACTATTCTATACAAATGTAAAGGGAAAAAAGTAAAAAAATAAAAAAAAGGGGGGTTTTTACCCCCAGTTCGAGGAAACTACCAGGGTCTAAGTTTAGGTGCAATAGCTTTTGATATCATATCAGTTTCTTGGCAAATAGCTTCTTTTGCTTCTATAATTTTATAAATAGAAACTTTATTAATTACCGCATCCCAACAATCGTTTTTATTGTAAAACCAAACACTAAACTCCATAGGATAATCAAGAAAGTCATAGTAAACCGTTAAAAGCGTAAAGTATTCCAATTATTTGTTCCCGTTTTGTAAAAGTTTAAATCTATTTTCAGAAGCAGTAACTTTTGTGTTGCCATGCAAAGCTTTTCTGTGCCTGTCTTTACTGTTTTCTGCTTCTTCTTTCATTTTTTCAGCCATTAATTCTTCTGCTGATTTAGTCATATTTTTACACCTTCTTCTCTTAATTTGTTTATTAATGTTTCCATTGCCAATCGTGCCTCTCTGTATTCCTGCACAACTGATGGTGGAGCCCCTTTTATCGTTGCTAGGGGCTCTAACCTATCTATCGTTCTTTTAAGGCTATCCCTGGTGTCTCTGTCGCTCGCGTTTATCAACATCTTTTGCCTCCATAAATTTTTCAATCTCACATAGTAAGCAAATATGTTCTGGCGTTAGATGAAACTCCAAAAACATCATTTTGCAATTATTACATGGTTTTTTACTGCCCAGTTTATTCATTAATTCTAACCCCCTGTCTTATAACAGGCCAGCGAACTTTGTTGCGATGAATGTAATTATTCAACATTGTGCGTTTGACTTGCAATTTTCTAGATGCTTGTGCCTGGGTTAAGCCCTGCAAACCTAACCCTTGCACCAAATCGAATTTTTCTTTTTTATGTCGATTTGTTATTTCTTCCCAAGTTTCCATTCTACTCATTGCATCACCATGAAGCTGTCTATGTTAAGGGCTATGATAGTCATAAATACAATCATTAGAACAAAAATTATTTTATCTTGCCAATCAATCATCAAACCATCCTATCTCTCTACCTGCTGCTTTAATTGCTCGCATTAACTCTATTGCTTGCTCTTGTGAGTGAATAAAAACGTATTGATATTCACCATGCGGGTCTTCTATAGATAAATGTTCGTAGTTGTATGCAGAATTTTCTTGGTCAGGGTCACGAAAAACATTTGTTTGTACATGTAACAAACTTTCCCATTCATGTTTATTAAAATGCGACACCGTTCTAATTAATGTTTTTGTATATGACGGTTCAGATTTTTCTTTTTTAGCCATTAGACACTCTCCTTCCACAAATCATAAGCAGTGTCGTCAATTTCTATATCCGCTCTGGCAATAGCATCGTGAATATCGTCATAAAAATTTGTCTCAACAAAGTCTCTAAGAAGACGCGGTAATTCTCTTTGTTTTTTAGTTTCTTCGTTGTACCATTCTAATTCAATGTCTATCGGCACATAGTCACCGTCTAAATCAGCATAGATTTCTATTTTTAAATCTTGGCCTTTGACACTTATTTCTATGTCTGTTCTTACACTATTCATTTTGTTTCCTCTCTCTTTATGTATACTATAATACACACTTTTTATTAGATGTCCACAAAAAAAAATAAAAAAATAAAAAAAACCTGCCTAAAGTGGGGTAAAGACAGGTTTAGTTCCAGAGAGAGGTAGTATACTGGGAGGACTTACTACCAGTGGCAGTATTTAACCATATATTTGCTTTTTTGTATAGTTTAAATAATCGACGTAAGGTTGTAACTGCTCTTTAGTTACTAAACCAGCCCTTAACATTTGTTGTGATAGAGCCCCGGTAACGTAACTTTCACCAACTTCTTCTCCATTAATAATCTTGTTTGCATTTATTTTTAATTCATTTGGCTGGTATTTTTCTAGCGGAAGCTCTCTAAATTCTGGCCTTTTTGGTGCTATAGCTTTTGCCGATTTGCTTATTTCTTTTGCAGTAGGCCAGGTTCTAGTTTCTAAATTAGATAGCAAATTTTCCTCAAAATCTACAAACCAATCATTATAATTTTTGCTTGGAGCTAATTTTATTATTTGATTACATAAAAATTCTGCTTCGCTTTTCATGTTTTCATCATTATTTTGAACGGCTCTAGGAGCATTTAATCGCCCCAACATTTTTAACGTTTTTTGTTTAAGTTCATCATTTCGCATTTAACATCTCTCTTAAAACTGTTTTTTGTAAATCTAAATTATTATCTGGTTGTTCATATTCATCATACCAACGCTCTTGATTTAACCATGTACTAGCGTGAGGTAAAAATTGTTTCTTCGTATCTTTATAAAATTTTATAAAAACATCTAATTTTTCCATAAGCTCTTCAAAACTTATTTTCATCATCGCTTTAGGAAAAGCTTTTTGTGCAGGTTGTTTAGCTGTCTTTCTAGGGTACTTGTCCCAAAATTGGTTAAATTGTTTATCTAGAACTGACATTAATAATGGTTCATTGGGTGGTTTATAGGATGGTTTGGGTGAACCACATTCAGGGGTAGGGGTGAATGTAGTGCCCTGGTAGGGGTGAACGTCATTCAGGGGTGGTCTAGTCGACGGTAGTTTAGCAACGATATCTAAATTAATTTGATAATCTATGGTGTATCCGTAGCGGCATTCTTTTTGTCCTGCCTCCTTCAATACACCCATTGCCAACATTTCTTTTATATGGTGACGGACTGCTCGACTAGACATTTCCAGGTCTGCTGCCATATTGCCTTTGCTTACCCAAATACCGCTACCATCATCACTAGCTTTATCTGACATATACATTAAAATAGCTTTTTTTGTGGGTGAACCTATTGTTTTTGTTTGTATTAAGTTCGAAACTAGGTTACTCATAGATTACATTCTCCTGTTTTGCGTATAGGTTGAATTATTGCTTTTTAGGTCGCAGTTTATTCTGCGGCCTTTTTATTATTTTTACCTAAATTTTTAAATCTGTCTACAAGCGACAAATAATTTAAATAATTAGACAATGTGCGTACAGTAGAATAACGGGGGTCTATAGTGCCCTCTATTATTTTATACAGCGTTGTTCTGTGTACACCTGTCTCTTTTGATAATTTTGCTAAATTTAAGTGTTTGATTTTACTTGCTATTTTGTCCAATGGTATCAATTCTATATTAGAGTTTTCCATTTTTTTTACCTTTTTTTATTTTATTGCTATTGTAATTAATTAATTAAAGTGTATATTGCAATAGTCAAAATGAATTAAAAGGAAAGAAAATGACTTACCCATTAAAATACCCATCACCTAACGATATGGCATTACACATTACTAAAGAAGTATTGCGTGTAATAAATGAACTAAACATACCACCAGAATATATAACACCGCTACTGGACGCTATTATAGCGGGCAAAGAAACGGCGGTTATAAGCCATGATTTGTTTTTACAAAAACTAGAGGAAAACGTGATTGCTTTAAAACAAGCTGAAGCAGCATCAAGAGAGGACGTATAATGGTGAAACAATTACCAAAAAAATTATTAGAAATACTAAAGACAATAGACATGACGCAAGAAGAAGCCACATGGGATGTTCATGGTACACCTGTTCTATTACATAAAGCTTGTGAAAGAATTGCTGCCGTAAATAATATTGTATTCGATGCGCCAGTTATGATTGAAAGTGACGCAGGTAAAAAACACGCTGTCATGTGTGTTACTGGTCATATGGGTGACAAGACTGAATGGTCTATTGGCGAAGCCACACCTTACAATAATAAAAACAATTACCCCTACGCTATGAGTGAGAAAAGGGCAAAAGATCGGGTAATCTTAAAACTAATTGGTTTGCATGGTCACGTTTACAGTCAGGCAGAAGCCGATGAAATAGAAGAAGCTATGCCTAAAAAAATAATGAACCTAGACACAGAAGCTAGGGTAGATGCTGCTATTACATTCTATGAAGATTGCAACATGGACAAATTTATAGCTAATGAAAAGCGTTACAAAAATTTACTAAACGCTCCTGATATTAGTGAACCTCAATATGATGATGTTGTTAACGCACATGAAAAAAGAAAAAAGGAACTTGGACTATGAAAGAAATAATAATTATTGGAAACCTTACTGCTGACGCAGAGCAGGTAGAATATAACGGAAAACCAAGCTTACGTTTTAGTGTGGCAGTAAATGACACTTATAAAAAAGATGCCCCGGCTACTTTTTTTAGTTGCAGATATCATTCTGTTGGGGTCGGTGAATTTTTAAAAAGAGGTAAAAGAGTAAGTGTTATTGGAGATTTTTCTATGAATGAAACAATTGACGATAACAATCAAAAGAAAGTGTATTTAAACATATTCGCAAGAAATTTAGAACTTCTTGGTAATAAACCAACAGAAGACAAAAAAGAAATACCATTTTAAAAAAGGAGTAAATTATGGAAGATATTACAACACAAGATGGGAATGTTTTACACCTACTTAAATCAGGCAAAACAATAACGCCTATAGAAGCACTAAATCAGTTTGGGTGTTTTAGACTTGCAGCAGTCATTCACAGATTAAAAAAAGACCAGGGGTGGCCTATTGATAAAGTTATGGTAGGTAACGGTAAAAAAAGTTGGGCTCAATATTCTCTAGACCAAAATAAAGAATTATGGCCACAATAAAATTACAAGTTATCAAACGTGACGGGCAGTTATTGCCCGTTACAGACTATGATGCAAAAAAACTAGGAGATTGCAAAGATAATCAAGTATTTGATATCAAAGCTACTGGTAAACGTTCAAACCCACATCACAATTTGTATTGGGCAACACTTAAAAATGTTTGTGATGCTACCAACAGATGGCCGACAGAACAACATTTGCACAGCGAATTGAAATGGGCGTGTGGATATGTCAAAATGAGGTGGAACAGTCTAGCAAGCGCACATATGCGTATTATGGACAGCATTTCGTTTGATGATATGAGCCAAAAAGAATTTAACGATTATTTTGAATTGGCTATGGAAAAACTATCTGAGGCTATAGGTTATGACCCACTCGCATAAAAAAAGATGGAGTTATACTACTTTAGTTGACCACGAAAATAATATGGTTGTTACAATCAATTTATTTGATGATAAAAGTTCTTCAGTAGTTGTTGATAAAATAACCAATGGCAAAGTAAACCACAAAGTGATAGAAATACCGCCTAAACCTAATATGAATGATATAATTAGAAAACATCAAGAATTGGTATTGTCATAAGTAATTTAGCAAATAAACCACCGCTTGGACTGAAAGCAGATAAAGCAAAACGCAACGCGAAGTATTTAGACAAAATAAGAGAAATGCCTTGTTGCGTTTGTAAAAAATTTGGTCTGGTACAGTATAGCCCGACTACAGCACATCACCCAATACATGATAGATATGGCACAAATAAATCTAGCGACTTAGAAGCTATACCGCTATGCGATGGGCACCACCAAGCTTTGTGGGATAAGTCAAAAGATTGCGCGATACATAATGACAAAAAAAAGTGGCGAGAGTTATATGGGTCTGACTGGTCTTATTCTGTACCATTAGGCCAAGAAACTGATATATAAATTTTTGCACCCGTTTCAGTATCAGCATATTTTTTAGTGGCTTTGACGGAATAGATTTGTTTATCGTTTTCTACTACCCCAGCCTTTTCAATTGCATCTCCGACACATTTTAAAATATTATCTATGTCTGGTTTTGTTGTAGGGCGTATAGCGCCAAATTGCGCCTCTAAAGTTTTCACTTTTGACCAGGAACTCGGTATTTCCATATGAGCTTCTACTTCAAGATGCACAGCTTTTTCAGTTTTTTCTAACTTTTTAGCTTTCATTGCAGACCAAGCTGCTGCTGTTAAACGAGCCTCATAATCTTTGGTCTTTGCTGGCGTGTACACATGGCCAAATTTAGTAAATCTTGGGCGAGCCTTGCCAACAGGTTGCCCTACAACTTCAAATTCAATTTTATTTATAGCCAAGCTAGTACAGAAAACCCTGGGCAAGCTTTAGAAGCGTATTCGTTATGACCACTTACTTTTTTAATACCTGGTATTTGTTTTTTGTAGTCTTCTATCAATTGTCGCAATGCCGCTTCTTGCTCTGGTGTGAAGCTGTCGCTAAATTCTCCGTCTGCTACAGAGCCTCTTCCACCAACTAAACTTACACCTATTGTAGTCTTGTTTCGACCGCCTACATGCGCTCCTGTTCGTTCTACGGGGCGACCGTAGCCTACTGAGCCATCTCTATGAATAATAGCGTGATAGCCTATGTCAGACCACTTACGTTCTTCTACATGCCATCTGCGGATTTCTGCAACAACATCCTCAACAGGTTTATCTGCCATCCAACTTGGATTTGTAGCTGTGCAATGAATTATTATTTCGTCTATTTCTCGCATTATTTTCTCCTAATAAACTGTTTATAGCCTTTCACACCGAAAGACGCGCTGATTGCCAAACCTAAACTGTAAAAATACCAGTCTGGAGCCTTTTGAAGTTGTTCAAAACCTCTATCTACAATGCCCTCGGCACCCGGCACAAAAGCTAAAATTAATGGAATTGACAAAACAATTACGAAAAATTCGTCTTTCCATGACGACTGACTATTTTCAGCCATGATGCGCTCCCAGTCGGCAACGCTTGTCTTTTCCGATAATAATATTTTCGCTTTAGCTTCTGCCTCTGTTAGCTTTAGTTTAGCCTCGGCTGCTTGCTTAGTTGTCTTTGCGTCAAGCCAAGACCCTGCAAGTGAAGCTATAGGATTTAAAAACTGTAACATTACATTCCCCTAAAAAATAAACTGTTTTCCTGAAAGTGATAGATATTAACTTTTCTTTTTGACGTTTCTTTCCAAGTATTTTTATGAGAAATGCCTTTTCTATCTCCTAATTGCTTCCATCCAACACCCTGCCAAAATTGATTACTGGGAAGGTCATCAGCACACCCACAAGCAAAATCTTGTATTCCCCTGCTTTGACCATGTTCTATTCCTGCCTCTAACAATGCTTTACCTCTTTCTATTCTTCTTGCATCCTCTTGAATAGCTATTTGATTAACCTTTGACCACTTACCAAACGACATCAACAAAAAACCTACGGTATCACCGTTTTCTTCGCATAACCATAATTTATCGTTACAAGTATTTGACCATCTTTTACCTGTTTTATGTCCAGTGATTGCAGCTTCATATGCAGTATTTGGGATAAAACCCAAAGCATGACTTTCTTTTTTTGACAAAGAGTGAACATATTTTAAATCAGTCAAATTGGCTAATCTAATTTTCACTTTTCGCCCTCCATACTCATTGTTGTCTTCTTGTCTGACTTAGCGGAGTAAGCATTGAAACCCATAAATGCAGCAACAACACCACTAGCTGCAATAACGTAGACAGACGCAATGTCTGTAATTAAAGACGCTGCCTGGTCAAAACCTAAAACACTAGCCAGTAATATAATAAAGGGATAAATTAGCATCCCGGCGAGCGCAAAGCCAGTATAGCGCCGCTCGGCATCCCTCTTTAAGTCCCGGTCGTTTATCTCCAAACGTCTTTCTTCTAAGCGTAGCTTCTCCCACTCGTCGGGCTCGATAACCCCATTACCGTTACTGTCGGCTTTTTCAAATTCACTCATTTAAAAACCCTCTTGCTACTCTTAGGTCACTTGTTTGTATAGCAACTTTACCGTCGTCTGTATATACTACAAACCTATTGTGCTTTACCTCTACTAAGTTCACCTAAACCAATTTCGTAAATTTATCCATTCCATGTAGTGGAGATATCCCACAGAGCCTATCAGGGTCGTTAAGAGTAGCAAAGCGATTGCTATTAAGGTAAGTGCAAAATCCGCCCTTTCTTGCGCCTCACGCCTTGCCTGTGCTTCTGCTTCGCGCTTTTCTTGCAAAACCTCTTTGCGAATGCGGAGTAATGCTTGCCATTGACTTAACCCTAAATTGTTCGTCACCCACTCGCGCAACTCTTCTTCTGCCTGAGCAGCCTCGCGTTCTTTAGCCCATCTGTCTAGAGCTACACTATTAACATCGGAGCTAGTGATACCTTTTTTTTGCAGTTTTTTCTTAGCTGCATCCGTTGCATCAAAGAATTGCCCAATTTCTTTTGAAAGACTTGCGACAGTTCTGCCTGCGGCTAAAGAACTTTTCACAACGCCCAAAATTGTTAAGGGGTCCATAACTACATACCGTCTTTACGGGTAAACTCTACTGTCTTTTCAAGAATTGCTACGCGAGATTGTAATTGAACCAACTGGGTAAAGTAATTAACCATATTACCTACCTCATCCCAAATCTCTTCGTCAGCTTCTTCCATCTCATCATAAATTTCAGCAAGGATATCAATCATCTCATCAATATTCTCGCTATTGTTCTCAACATCTCTGATTAGGTTGGTGCGGTCAGTTGCGTTGTTCTCAATCGTCAATCTTTCCACTTGAGAGGTAAGCCCCTCAATGATTGACGCTTGCTGAGAAGCATACCAAATACCACCGCCCACTGTACTAACAATTGCTACCACCGCCGAAGCAGCAACAGCAATATTTACTTTGGGCATATCCATGTTAGTAACCGTTAGCCACCAACTTACTAAACTCACCTGACATCAATTTTTTCTTGATGTATTCGTTTAGCTCTTGGCTCCCTATTTTAGCACCACACTCTTTCATCCACATTTCAATCACAACAAAAGGTATTGAGCCTGCAAGCCTCATATCTGACTTGCGGTTATGACCGTCAATATTGCGTTCTTTGTTAAAATCCAGAATGCGTTGAATATCCTGACTGCGGTTGATTACTATTTTACCGTCTTCGTCAAGATATCGCGTTTGTATGCTCATTTTTTAGCTTTCTTTTTCTTAGGAGCTTTTCCACCTTCCCAAGCTTCATTGATATTAGGGGTCGAAGGGTCGTCTTTTTTTAACTGGCCTTTAGAGTTTCTAGCTCTTTTAGGCTCAGAACCGCCAATAGCTTCTGCAAAACCTGCGTTAATTAGAATTTTTGCGTCAGAATCAGAAATATCTGCCTCTTCGCCCATGTGCCACTTTTTACCGTCAGCCCAAGGTTTTCTATCTGTAATTATTTTAATTTTCATAAAAATCTCCAATGGTAAAGGGGGGCAAAAGCCCCCCAGTATTTGACTTATGAAACGTCTGCCACAACGCCATGTGCTTTTTCTGAGGTAACTTGTAGACCGTATTCCGCAGAAATTAGTCTTCTTGAACTCAGACCAGTTTTAGCTAATGGCTCTTGCTTTGCTGTTTGCAAGTAAGCAACTTCTGCATAACTTGGGTCAAGCACGAAAACATCCCTGGCTCTAATCTGCCTCGCAGGAGCAATCTGAAGCTCGCCGAAGTCGGAAATATAGACATCTATGGCTGCATTGAGCTTACTGTCTTCCGCCTCCTTAAAGCGCGTCGCATTGCCTGTGAAGGTACTTATAGTCTGCTTTTGTGCAGAACCACAAAGAACAACACTTGGTTCAGCGCCCTCATTCCAGCAAGATGCTACGACTGATTTCAGCAAAGTTTCAGTAATATTACGCTGTGTGCCATCAGTAGCAGCAGCATTTACAAACCCAGAAGAACCAGTACCAGAAGTTGTACCATCAGCACCACCAGCGCCTCTATCAGCGTTAGTAGTTAAGAATGCAGGTAAACCAGCAGTCTGTCTAGCAGTACCAGAGGCACCAGCCCCAGCAGCCACGTTATCCAAGAGCATTTTTTCCATGTCCCTCTTCATTTCGCTTAATTTATAAGCTACTTGCTTTGCGACTGTCTGAGCGTTAGCTACTCCATTTACACTTTCGTTTGTGCTACTAACCTCAACCACCTTAGTTGAGATTTGTGTATAGTTGCCTTTGCGAACGGCATTTGTAGGTGCGCTGTTGGACAATCCAACATCGCCTTCCACAGCCCTGTTATCCGCAGCAGCAGCTAAATCGACTTCAGCCCATTCAAAATAGGTGTTATCGACAGTTTTTGAGCCAATTGTGCTCATAAAAATATTATCCGTAGGAGAGATAGAGGTTAATGCCTCCTGCAAATCTTCTCTTATGGTTGTGACATCGTATGTCTCGTTTGTGTCGGCAGTTACGGCCATGATTTATTTCCTTTTTGACAAAAGATTAAGAAGTTAACAACCAAGACGCCACATCACTATGGCTCCCGGTCTTTTTCATTTTATCGAACGACTGCTTACTTTTTTTAGCATTCCCGGCTTGCTGCGATTGTTTGGCCGCAGCTTTTACAACAGGTCTAGAACCTTCAGCTTTCTTTTTAATTTCAGGTTTTTCTTTCTGAAATTTGCGCCACTTCAAAGCATCATTAAGGATAACAAACTCTTGAGCAGACCTAACAGTTTTTAAATCGTCTTCTGTTAAGCTGTAATGCTCTTTTGCTTGTTCTTTAACGTTTTTGTAAATAGTTTTACGTTTTTCCGCATCAGCTAATTCAGGCAACCACTCAATCAACAATTGTGTTTGCTGTTGGTCGTATGCTTGTTCAGCCTTTGCTTCTGCTTCTCTTTGGCCTTTAAGGACAAAATTTTGTTGTATGTCCCATTGCTGTTTTTTCTCTAAACTGCGCCGATAATCCTCTGCTTCCTGCTGCCAACGAATAGGGTCACTAGATTTTAGTTCCTCCGGTGGATACGGTAAGACTTGCGGAGCACCGTTTTGAGTTTGCTGAAAAATGTTAATAAGAACTTGCCGTTCTTCTGCAAGCTGACTTTGGGCTTGCTCAAGTTCTGCTCTATTCGCACTAACTTGTTTTTTAGCGTCAGCCACTTCTGCCATGCCTTTTTGGATATACTTTTGTCCTGAGTAGCCTCTTTTCAACTCTTCCAAATTTACCTCTAATTCTTCACCATCCATTTTAACAGTGTATAAAGGTTCTGGTTCGGTTGTTTGCTCAAATTCCTCAATATCCTCATCGCCAGTATTTACTTCGTCGTCTGACGCCTCGACGACATCAACCTCTTCGGCTTCTGCCTCTATAACTTCGGGCTCTTCTTGAGTTACCTCTGTTATAGCTTCAGTAACTTCAGGTTGATTTTCAGGTACATTTAATAAACTATCGGCAACCCCCTGAATAGTTCCAACGTTTAACGGTTCAGTCGTTTCCATAACGGTGCTAATCCCTTTGTTTCATCAAAATTTCTAAAGCATCAACATCTGCTTGTAGAGAATTTTGTATTGCATTTAATGCCCGCAGTATAGCATGACATTCCTCACGACGCTCCAATTCTTCTGCGCCAGTATTTGCAAAAAGAGTTTTTTGTTCTTCCCGCAAATTATGTAAAGTAGCTATGAAATGCTCATTGTCCAGCAGTGCTGCACTATGCCGAGCTTTTTTTTCAATATCCACCACTCATACCCTTCATTTGTTCATTATGCTCTCTTGGAGCATTTTGTTCAGCTTTGATGTTTTGGACATCAACGCTTGTATTATACTTTCCTAATATTTCTGCCACTTTAACAGCTAAATCTTGCACCATTTCATCTCTTGCTAAATCATCATCCATAGCTAATTTGTGCATTTTGTATTGATTATCAAGTTGTGCCCTGGCTAAATCTACCTGCGCTCTTGTTTGCGCTTTCATGCCTTCAGTTTGCATAAGCATTTGCGCCGGGTCTGCTTGTTGTCCCATAGCCGCCTGTTGCTGCATAGCAGCCTCTGCTGCTTGCTGTTGCAACATTTGTTCTTTCTCAAAGTTCATTGGCTCAAAATATCTATCGCTATTTCTTATACCAGCTAATGCCAGCATATCAGCAAGAGTATTTCTAATTTGGGTCATTGTAACAAGACCATTTTGTGGCCCGTAGGTGCTGTAGATAGTTTGTTGTATCTGTAAAGCTTGGGCTAGAATAACTGCCCTTTCCTGCTCTCTACCCGTACCTATGCCGACATTAATTATTAAGTCCATGTCTGGGTCAAACTTTGTTGGGTCAACAGCAACAAACTCACCATTAAGACGCATCATTTCGTCAGCGTCAGCATTTCTTACCATTAAATTGAGCATTAATTTAAACATCCGACGCATACCGCCTTCTGCAAAATTTCTTGCTATTACTTCTGCCTGCCCCGTTTGCGCTTCTGTCGATGCTGCAATAGCTGTTGCTGTTGTTGTAGCCAGGACATCGGGGTTTAACCCTTGTGCCATCTTAGACACTCCGGTTTTATTGTCTACCAACTGGTCAAAGTATTGCAACGCAGGTAAGGTTGCGCCCGCTGTAAACGGGACAGACATCTCTGAAATCGCATTAGGATTTTTAACTCTAACAAGTCGTCCTATTTCGTTGTTTAATAAATCTGATACGTTAACCTGGCCATCCATGTATGTTATGCCAGGATTATTAGTTAGTGCCACATTATCTAAAACACCGCGCAGCATAGAAGTAGCAGCGTCTTGGTCTGAAATAAGCAAGTCAACTAAACTTGTGCCGAAAAATGCATGGGGCTCCGGGTCACATTCAAATATTGCGTAAGGAGCTATGTCAGCTTCGTAAAAATTAAGAAGTTTATAATTTACCCCAGCACAGATAAATTGATACAGTGCGGGCTCACCAGTGCCCTCTACGTCTAATTTCATGTAAGCTTGAGTTAAAGTAATTTTTTTAGATGAATACGATGCATTTTCGTCGTCGCTTTCATCTGTTGCATACCCTCTTCTTTCAAACTCCGCTTCGTCGTCAGCAGTGCTATAATTAGACCCATCAATACCTGCCAAATCATCTAAACTAAAACCCATAGATAATAAGTCAGCTACAGTTACGTCTGTTGAATGGCCACATATGTAATAATCGTCCATAGACCGGGCATTTCTGTCAACGAAGAAAGTTTCAGGTGGTATGCTTTCTATACAAATATCGCCATATGGTGTTGACCTTGATATTTTAACATCGTGCCTGGTTTCTTCTATTTCTAAACCATTTTCATCAACAGTAGCCTTTGTTTCCTCAGAATGAGCTATAATGCTTACATTGTCTTCGCGTGTTACTGAAGCATAACCATCATCTGTTAGATTTCGTAATGTAATTATTTCGTTTTCCATTTCCTCGTTATAAAAAACGTGCGCGATGCCGCCTTTTTTGACCAAAGCATCCTGCATTACATCATTAAAAATTCTATATCCGTCGTGTTTTTGAAACTTGTAGCTAATAAATTGTGTGGCTTGCTCTGCCAACCTAACATCTTCTTCGTTTCGACCAACAAACTCGACAGGTTTCTCATTTGTTAAAAATATTCTTTGTATTGATGGCTTAATACCTCTTACTGCCTCGCGGCATTTCGTTGCCACAACCCGGCTGCGCCCTTCTTCAAAACCTAAATCAGTTTCGCCATCAAAATATCTTTGCGCCTTAACTCTTTGTGGTGCTATCTCACCATCTATAAAATCAACAGCGTCTTGTATTGCTTTGGAAACGATGCCTTCAATTTGTATTTCGTCTAATGGTTCTAATTTCATTTCCGTTTCCTTATTGGGTTGCAGCTTGACCCGCTAGATATGCTGTAATTGCATCCATCATTCTTTTTTGTCCTGCGGGCGTCATATCCCTACCTTGTACAGCCGTTGCCGCTAATCTTTGAGCATTAGCTTTTTGCGCTTGACCTGCAGCCATTCTAGCACCAATGCCTGTTGTCATAGCTCCTGTTGCAAGGCCAGCAGTAAGCAACGGGTCACCAGTTATTTGGTTTGCCATAACTGCCCCTGGGCTACCTAGGCCAATGGTGATAGCAGGATTTGTAGGCGCAAGTTTTCCAACAAAACGTAATATGTTTTCTACATTACCACCTTCTACAATATTTTTTATTTGCTCAACTTCTGTTGGTGTCCAACCTGTTTCTTGGCCTTTTATAATACGCCTATGAAGCTGTCTAAATTGTGTCCTTATTGCGTTTTCTAAATTTAAATTAGCACCAGCCGCAGAAGCTCTAGCTAAGTCCATTAATTCTTCTACCTGCTCTGCCTTCATAGCCCTTGAATACATTTTGTTGGCAATTCTAATACCGTCAGTCAACCCATCCATTTCTTCGTCAAAGGTTCGCAGTATGTTACGCAAAACATTTCTTTCCGTACCTTTACTGTCATTAATCCTATTCATAATGCCTTTTCTTTGGCTTAGTATTTGAGCACCAGTCATACCCTTGTCAGCAAAACCGTCTAATATTCTCATTAAACCAGCTACTTTTGCATATTCTGGGTCTACATTAGATGTATTCTTTGCGCCTGGTACTAATAAACCATTATTATCTATTACTTCAAAAGCTCTTCGAGCGATATTATCAGTGATGGATGGTTGAGCCGACAACCCATTATCTATTTGATTGTCGTAAATTTTACCCGCAGTAAATTTTAATTCTGTTGCATTAATAGGCGTGTTAGGGTCAACGTTTGTATAACGTCTTATTAAATCATCCATTTTCCCGGCTGTACCACCAACCGCAAGTGCACCTAAAATACCAGCCATTGTCCTAGCTGTCGGGTTTTCTGTTAATTCGGCAACTGTGCTTTCAGCTACACCGCCACCTGTTGCCGCAGCAGTTTCTAAAGCTAAAGCTGTGCCAGGTGTTTTTGTTACTTGCCCTCTAAGGTCTGCCAATGCGTTTCTAAGAGAGTTGTAAATAGATGCGCTTGCGTTTGATGCTTGTTTTGGCGCTGCCGCTACTAGACCACCCGTAGCCGCCAACGTAGAACCTAAGACCTCACCAGTGCCTCTAGCAATTCTTTGTTTCGCTGTTTGCGGGTCAGGCGCGTTTAAAGCTTCACCACCGCTAACAAACTGCATTAAATTTTTAATACTCTGCGAGCCACCAACAGGCTGCTCACTGCCTAAACCTAATTTATTAAGGCCAGCAGTAGCCATATCTACTGGCGCTCCTAATGCGTTTGCAAAATCATCGTAGAAACCTGTCAAAGCTTGTTCGCCAATTGATGTAGACTGTTCAGCTTCTGTTTTCTTTTTATCTTCTAGTAATTTTTCTACTTTTACAGCGAAAAGTAACCGACCGTCTGCATCAGCTTTAGATAAAACAGCTTCTAATTCAGGAATACTTAATTTTTTTAGTTCTTTTTCTTCCATTTTACACCTATTGCAAATCTGCTGTTATCGGATTTTGTTCTGCCCAATCTCTTAAAACTTGCTGAAAACCAGCGTCTAATCTACCATTTTCCAAAACGTACTCGTTTGCAATTTGAGATACCATAATATTTCGTTGTGCAATTCTTTCCAACAAAGTCAGTATAAGTTGGTTACCGCGTGTTGTGTTCCCAAGGCTCACACCCATACCAACAACAAATTGTCTATCACCCTCAGAAAATCCTGCGCCTAGTGAACCGCCCATTTTTGCGAGTATTAATGAATTTGAAATTGCTTCAAACGCTTCAACGCTGTCTACTTCAGCAGGGTCGCCACCAAGTGATTCCACTATTCTTTGAAACTGTGCTTTTTGTTCAGTAAATGCACCAGTTTGCAAACCGCTATCTAAAATACTTCTTAGTATTCCTATTTGGTCTAATTCCGTTTGTGAGCTTGTCGCTTTCTCTTGTATGTCTCCGTATTGTTTAGCAAATATTTTACCGACTTCTTTGTCATATTCTTTTTCACCAGAGCCAATTTGAAATTTATCAGTCGTATCAACAGGCGTAACTTTTCCATCTGAAGAAACATTAAATACTGTGTCAGGTGGAAAATTTGTCCCTCTTATTTCATTTATCTGCTTACCTGTCATCATTGTAAAACTTTTTTGCTTGCCCAACATAGCTTGTCTATTTAAAGCATCTCTCTCAAAGGCAGCTTTTTCGTTTACAAAACTGCTAAGAACCTGGTCTAATGGTACGCCGTTTTGCGCCATCATAAGGTGGCGTTGCGCCGAAACATCGCCTTTATTAGCTTCAGCAGTTAATGCTTCTATTGTATTATTTCGATTTTCACCTGCTAAATAGTCTTTGCCTCTCTGAGTTATTTGTTCACCCATACGCATTTCAGGCAAAATTAAAGGGTCTAATGCCCGCCCAAAACGTTGAAAAGCTGTTAACCCTGTTGCCGGGTCACGTTCACCAGTAAAAAATCCACCTAACATCTAAAAACTCGCCGCCGCTTGTAAATAATTGAGTAATCCAGGAGTTTGATAGGCTGTTGAACCACCCATATTTGGCATACCTGTCAACCCTGACATCATAGTATTTAATCCTGCTTGGGGCTGGCCAGCATATCCTGCATATTGTGTTTTACCAGCGTCTATTAATCTTTGCATCGCATCCTGCTGCATTGCGCCTTGAACTAATTGGTTTCTTTGTATGTCTTGCCCCATTCCAAAAGCTTGTTGCCCTGCGCCTTGCAGTCCTGATGCAGCCGTAAAAGCATTATTCATAGCCTGGTTGTAGCCTTGCTGATTTAATCTAGACACTTGGTCGAGCGCCTGTTGGTTAAAACCCTTTAAGGCTTCTGCTTCTGCTATAGCTTGCCTAGAGCCACCAAAAGCACCTGCACTTTGAGCTTGTGAACCTATTTGATTAAGACCCATTTGCGCTGCATTTCCTACATCTCGAATTGTAGCATCGACTACCTGCTGCTGGTATGGGTTCATCATATTCGCAGCCGCAGCGCCTGGATTTGCGTAAGTTTGTAACGCCATTTGATTTGCTGCGCTTGCCCTTTGAAAAGGATTAGCTACCGCTTGCGTCATTGCTGGATTTGCACCACCTGCCATCTTAACCTCTTTTCCCGCGTTTACGCGGCGCTGTCATTTCTAATTTAACAGGCTGTGATGCTGCCATTCGGCTACCCCTCGCGCCTGTCACCGGGTCTATAGTAAAACTATTGATATAATCAAACTGACCTGGATTATTTGTTGCTAATGCATCTTGGGCTCCCTCAAAAATAGGTGCCGATGAATAACCCATTGCTCCACCTTCAAATTGTTGTGGCGCTGGCATGTATTGCATTCCTTGATTTGTAGGCATTCCAAACGCATCTGCCATCAATTCAGTGCCTTGAAATGCTGCTTCCTGCATAGGAGAAAATGCTGCAACATCTGGCCCGTAGTAAGGCACATAGCCCGTTCCAGCAGCATCCCTGGCCATTCCGATTTGCTGTTGCAAACCCCTTTCATAAAACTTCGGTAACGTTACTTTCTTTGAACTTGACCCGCCAGACATTTAAAATTCCTTTACAAAGTGTGTTTGTATGGGCTTCCAACCCAAAGGCTTTAATGGTTTTGTCCACCCTATTCTACCAGACATCATAGCACCATCGCAACCCTGGGCTATACACCACGCCTTAACATCGCTGTCCATATCTAATATTTGTTCTAATTCTCCACCCGCCAAGAATATATTAAGGTATGTTTTTCTAGGATATACCACAATTTCTGTGACTATGCACCCCTTCTTTGCTGGCCATAATTGCATTGTGCCTTTTCGTATACCGTCAACAATATCTTCGAAACTATGTGTGTCTCCGCTATATTCTAACGCGGCCTCTATCCAAGGGCGACAACGTTCTATTTCGTTAACTGGTTCTATATCTTTAGGCATTTACCATGCAGCTAATGCTACCCTCTTCCAAATTGCTGTTGTTCCGTCATAATTAGCAGTGCAAACATAGATATAATTTGTATCCCAACTAATCATTCCAATTACGTTACCCGGAGCCCCTATACTAGAACTAGGCGTTGCTTGCTTCATTGCTATTTGCCTAAATGAATTTTGCGCCGAAACAACAGGATAATTTTTTTCTTCATCCCAAAGAAATATACCGTTTTCGCTTGGATTATCTTCATCGGTTTTAAAAAAAAGTTTACCTAAATTTGTATTTAAAAACAAATTAAGTTGCCTACCCCACTGCCGCAAATCTGGTCCAATCAAAGGTGAGCGAACAGGCATTATCGTCTGCCTCCTGTTTTAGTTTCTAATCTCATAGTTCCCACATTCCAATTTGTCGCGCTATCACCTTCAACCCTCATTTTTATTTGCCTACCACTAAAACGAACAGAAGTTGGGTTGCTTGGATTAAAAGGGCCGTATGTTCGCTCTGTGTCGTTAGGATAAAACTTAGATTTAAATTTTAAATCTACATTACCTTGTGTTTTTTCATCGGGAATAACTTCTGTCACTTTTATAATATTGTCACCATTACCTACACTTATAGGACCAGTTTCGCAAAATACTGGCGAATTATCATAATTAAAACCCTGCTCATGGTTTTGCAAATTTGTTACCGTTGTGTGGTCAGCCATTAAAGGATTAGCAAAAACACCCCTTGCAGCACCCGCTGTCCTAGATAAATTACCCAACAACCAATGTTTATCAGCATAATTATACCCAACATATCTATCAATTTCTAAACTGCCTCCAGATGGATAAAACCACCATATTTCGTTTTCACCACCTAATGCCATTCCCCAAACTTTAGATTGTTGGTCTTGGTTAAAATCACTGAAAACATAGTCTCTAACTTCGCATGGTAATTCCTGAACGCTGTTACCGTCAAAAAAGTGAAAACTTTCTTGCCCAAACCAAAACACACCATAATCAGTCGAGACTGCACTCAACCTAGAAATAGCTCCGCAATGCTGCCCTATTTTTTGAAATCCATACACATAAGGGGGGCCAATATACTGTGCTGTGTGGGCATCTGTGTCCGTAATAATTAGAACTTGACCCCTTGTTCTAATCCCTTGCATAATTTGACCAACAGTAGCAAGCTCTATGTCTCCTGCTTCATTTGTTGCAGCCGCAGCCCATACAGTATTATTTTCTTTATCACACCATTGAACTTTGCGAGAATTACCACCTGCTCCTAACGCAAAGATAAAACGTTC